ACTGCTTGAGTGGACACTAAACAAGATAGGAACATGACATGACTGAAGAAGAATTTTTAAAGCAAATTCCAGCTTTTCCTAGTGGTCAATACCAATTAGGCATGACTTTGCGCGATTACTTTGCAGCTAAAGCAATGCAAGGGCTGCTGGCAAATCCAAAGTTGGCAAATGAAATATTAAAAAATGGTGGCGCTCAGTCTGGTTGGATTGAAGATTCTGCTTGGGCTTTTGCAGACGCCATGCTGGAAGCGAGGAAAGCATGAACTACGAAGCAATTGCAGCGGCTATGAGAGCCGAAATTGAAGACAGCAAAAAGCTGTATATGCCTAACAGCCCCGGCGCATTTGTGCGTGACAGGCTTTTTAAAGAATGCTTGTGGGAAGAAGCCGCTTTTTTTTGGAGTTGCTATTGCGCTCGTAGCTTTAAAGACCCCGGCTTGGACAACCTTTACGTCCAACTTGAAGAACTTGCCGCTAACGAAAAGATGCCCGATTGGGGAACAAAAGGAACATGATGAATAACACGATTGAATACATCAAGACATTGTTTGCGCCACCGAGCGCAGAAACCCTTGCGCTGCGCGAGCTTGAAGAAAGCCGCCGTGAATTGCTGAAGTCACAGGCGCATCAGGAGTACACGGCCAAGATGGTTGAGTATCACCAAGGCAAGATTGTTCGCTTGAGCAAGTTTCTTAAAGCCAGCATGAAAGAACAAGACAAGGAGACAACATGATCTGCAATGAATGCGAAACAGTAGCGCACTGCACCAAGCATGGGTGTGTGCCGATGCAGCCAGCACCTGTGAAGCCTGTGGCGATTCCTGAATATATTCGTGACGCAGCAAAACATTTGCATGAAAACAGATTCGAGCCTTCTTTCATGGTTCGTGCAATTGTTGGATGGATCAATGGCTCCCCACCCGCAGCACAGCCAGCACCTGTGCCGCTGACGGATGAGCAGATTGAAAGCCTACTGCCTGACGATGACACGCCAATGTCGTTGGGCGAGGCGTTTGTGAAGTTTGCTCGACTTGTGGAAGCCGCCCACGGCATCACAGAGAAAGGCCAGCCATGACACACAAAGACGAAGCAGTCGTGCAGGAGGGCCGAGACTGGTCTTTGCTGGAAGCCACACAAGAGTCATTGCGTGAGCACATAGCAGAAATCAAACGGTTGAAAGCAGCACAGCCATCCGTGCCTGATGCCATTGGGCCTGATGAAGACGAACTACCTGCCTATGCGGCGGGGTGGAACGATTGCAGGGCAGCAATGCTGGAGATGATGAAATGACTGAATGCCAACACCGTTGGGAGCCTATTGAGGGCCAGCCAATTTACAAATGCGCCCGTTGCGGTGCTTTTATGAGGATCATCAAATGACAAGGCCAGATAGTCCTTGCATAGCAGTCTGTACGACTCTTTATGACACGGTTTGTAAAGGTTGTGGCAGAACCTACATGGAAGTCGCTGTTTGGAACTCTATGTCTCAAATAGAAAAAGAAGAAATCTGGCAACGCATAGACAAAGAAGCAAAAGCTTGGCGGTACAACACCTACAAGGATAGAGTTAAATGAGAAAGCAGTGCAAAAGGAAGGTTTACCAGTTGATTGACGTTGTAGGTCACGCAATCGCTGGCGCTGGCATAACAACAGACGATTGCTTAAAGCAACTCAAAGACAAAGAACTTGCCGCTATTGAAGCCATGAGAACAGGTAACGCAACTGTCTACACATGGCAAGAACTGGTAGACATGAACAACATCTGTCAGGTTATGGCAAGAAACGGCATTGGGCCAGAAGCACTGGTTGATTGCATGATGGCTGAGATTGAGCTTAAACACGCCGCCAAGCGGTTTGAAGCAACAGGAAAGATGTTGCTGACAGGAGTGGGTTTAAGGGCTATCAACGAGGTCTTAGAGTGGCATCACCTGCAAAGAACGTCAATCAGTCGGTCAAAGTACGAGCGCATGATTGAAAAAACCCGCAACAGAATTCGTTCTCGCTCAAAAGACGTTACGGTTATACAATGACAACAGGAGAATCCACCATGAAATTCAGCGTAAAAGAAGCACAAGAGAACATCATTGGCGACTTTGCCATGTGCCTTCTAAACTCGGTTACAGCAGCCCACATCCACCATTTTGGTACAGACAGCTATGCTCAACACATGGCCCTTGCTGAGTTCTACGAAGGCATTGAAGACTTGGCTGACAAATTCATTGAAGCCTACCAAGGCAAAAAGTCGAAAATATTTTTCGCGGAAAAGGCACTTTTTCTGGGGGAAAATGGTTTGGAGCTAGTTCTGTACGTTGGCAAAGAAATCGCCAGATACCGCGAAATGCCCGGATTCCCGCAAGATAGCGACCTGCAAAACATCGTTGATGAATTGTCAGATCAAGTCGCATCTACCCTTTACAAACTCAGATTCCTGAAATGACGCCACTCACAAAGAATCAAGCAGGTTGGTATTGGGGATTAAAAGGCCCATATGCAACTAAAGACAAAGCGCAGCAAATAGCCCAAGCCGCATACGCTACTGGCTACAAACAGCAGAAAACTGACGTAATATCGTTCAGAGTTGCTGAGAACACATGGATTCCACCGTCAAATTTGACCAAAAAATTTGAACAGGTTTGAAAAAGTTTTCCTTGGTGCAAGGCTTTTTGGAAAGAGCCTTTTTATGCCTTGCTAGTCGAGGCATTTTTTTTCTTTCAAAATTTTTTTTCCGAAATGCGTAGTTGGCTTTTTAGCCTTTGCCCTTAACAAGACGGTAAATTTTTTTTCCAAATTTTTTTTCCGAAATGCGTAGTTGGCCTATTAGCGTTTCAAGTTGCACCACCCTGTTTTTTATTTAGACTTTTCTGGCCTTATATTGCCGTTTGGTTATATAAACAGATCGGCATATAAGCATATAGGCATACACCTATATAAGCCAAAAGCCATATGTGGGCCATTGACCCAAAAAAACGGCAAAATGGCGGGAAAATCATTACATAACCACTGCCGCCTGCCTGCCCTGCCTGCCTTCTATCGCCTGCCGCTATCGCCTGCCGCCTGCCGTGCTGCCGTTAACCCTGCCGCCTGCCGCTTTCATAGGCTGCCCTTGCGCTTAACCCTTGCGCCTGCCTGCCGTAACCCTTGCGCCTGCCGCCTGCGCTGTATTCTTTGCCGCCTGCCGTTAGAACGCGAAGACTATACGGGGCAGTTCTGCCCATGCTTTGCCTGCCTGCCTGTGATGGCCCATGAAGCGCCCACAAAAAAGCCCTAAGGCATTGCATAGGCGAACCATTGCAACCCCCTAGGGCGTGTCACTTTTACGGGTAAGCGGGAACCGTTGACGCAAGAAAAAAGCCCTAGAGGATTTCAGGCCGTAACCCGAAACCCCCTAGGGCTTATCACTTTCGCGGAATAGTGGGAACCGTTAGACTTTTATAAAAGCCTCTGATCGTTGACAGTAGCGGCGCAAGACCTGAAAACAGGCTAAATATTCGCTTTCAGTAGAGGGTGGCTTGCATTGCCTCATATAAGCCCTAGACGCTAAATTGTGCCCCTCTTGCTCACTGAAAACGCTAATTCTTTTATCCCGTTCGATTTCATCCGGGAAAAAAAGCACGGGGACAACCTGCCCGGCTATCGTTTCAAGCCTTACGTCAATTTTCATTCTTCGCCCCTTTGAACCTTGTCAATGGCGGCGGCGCGGGAACCTGCTCTAACGTAAACACACACGGCTTCGCCATCAAGCCACCCCCACACGCCCCACACGTTCGCAGGACTGCCCCAATAAGCGCCGCCTCTATCGTAACCCTCACCGCCGCCCTGCCGCCTTGCGTGTAGCCGCTTAACGCCTTGCAAGTTCGCCGGGTTATCACCACGCCGCCCCATTGGGGAACCATAACGGCTCGAAACATCCGGGAACGGGTCAAATTGTTTTTTCATGCTTTTTTGCTCCACTCATAATCTGCCGATGAAAACCAGTAGTCGCAACCCATGAGGTGCAAAACGTAAGCGCAAGCCCGAAAGCGGCGCGGCGCAAAACCCGCATAGAGATCGCATTGATCCCACAAAAACCACTTAATTTTTCTCATGCTTGCACCTCACCGTATGCGCTTTCAATAACGCGGCCACTGTGAGCGCAAAAAAGCGACTCACCTTCCCAATGGATGAAAACATCGACTGGTGTCCAATCGCTGCCTGTTTCACGCCTTATGAGCCGGTAATTTTCCCGCGCAGCTTGCGCGTCTATAACTTCCCCGTCTTTCATGAGCAAAGCGCAAGGATAACCACCGGGCCACGCGAACCCGTTAGAACGTATGAAAGCCTGCAAAGTGTCTTTTTTCATGGTGTCACCTCATTAGAAATAAGAAAAGCGCGGCTTTCACGTTGCCATCCATTGCACGTTAAACCGTGGCAAAGTTTGTAGCCAATAGCGCGGCGGTTCTTTGCTTGCTCACGGGCCACGCAATGAACCGTTGCACTATTCCAGCGCCCGTCAACCTGAAAAATGCCATCAGAACCTAGCATTTCTATCGGTTTTTTGTAACTATCTTCAAAGCGCGGCGGGATTGAGCCGGGGACATAGCCCGTGCTAAGTGTTAAAAATTGAATGTAGCTTTTCATGGTGTACTCCTTAAGAGACAAAAAAGCCGTTTTTACGATTAGCGCGGCGGTTCCAGTCTGATGTAATGCTGATACCGCAAGCCTCAGCTATTTTGATAACTGACTCGACACCGCAAGCGCCATCAACTGTAGCTTTCCCGTTAGGGTTAAAAGTTAAGCCGTAGAGGTCTTCACGCTTCAAATAACCGGGCGTGAAATAGCCACAATCAACCGTTACGGGCTTGCCTTGCGGCCCGTTATCTTTTAAGGCCATCAAGCGTTCTTGATAGTTACTTTGCAACCATTCTCCAAGAACCGCGCCTTGCATGTCATACCCGCCACCGTTGCAACGGTAACGTTTACCCGTGTTGTGATCGTCAAGGCGGCAAATGTTATATCCGTAGGTGTCACGCCCACGGCTAATGGCCCATGAAAGGGAGAGGTAGTTTGTTTCGTTTGTCATATCTTTTCTTTCAGTGGTAGATCAATAAAAAAGGGCGTCAAGGCCGTGGAGCGCAAGAGCGCACAGGATCAGGCCCAACGCTATCGCAGTTAGGATGTCTTTGATGGTGTCTTTCATGGTGTCGCTTTCAATTTGCGACTGTTGCTAACTGTCTTAGCAATGGCGCAAAACGAATTCCAATATTCACGCGCAGCTTCCCTAGTGTCGCAGCGCATCTTGTCAAAATAGCCGTTGTCGCAGCGCAGCTTCACTTCAATCATTCCTGATGGCATAAGCACATCCCATGTAACGTAGGCTTTTTTAAATGTCTTGATCTTCATTTGGTTTCTCCAAATTTGGGCTTGCACCTTGCTGCCCTACCTCACATTGTCAAGTTATGCACAAAAGATTCCATAGGGGTTTACCCTAATGCCTTGCATACAATGGCCCTATGCCATCCATCCCCTTAGATCAATGCGCTACCTATCAATGCAAAGCCCCAAGCATCAAGGGCAGCGTCTATTGCATAGAGCACGCACCAGCACAAAAAGCAAGCAAGACAAGGGAAGCATTCAACGCACCATATAAAACAGCAGCATGGGCAGCGATACGGGCGCGGCAGCTATCGGTTAACCCTCTATGTGCTGCCTGTCTGATTGACGGGCGCATAACGCAAGCTAACCATGTAGATCACGTCTTTCCGTGGGCAGCTATCGGCCCTCATGCTTTCACCCGTAATTTATTTCAGTCACTGTGTCCTGAGTGTCATGGCACGAAGTCAGGGCTTGAGAAACGTGGTGTCTTGCGCCATTACACCGACAAGGCGCGTGATCTAACGCTGGAAGACTACGCTTACACCATGACGCAAGCGTAAAGCGTGCCGCCTGCCTTGCGCCGATAGCTAGTCTGTATTCAAGATTAATAGCCAATAATACCTGAGTTTGCAAAACGCAAGCCAAGAAAAGCAAAGCGCATACGGCGGCACTACACGCACGCCATTTTGAAACTAAAAGTGTCGCTTTTGGTCTAGGAGCAGGCGCGGGGTCAAATCCGTAGGGGTACAAAGTCAAGAGGGGGTAGTCTTTTGCGTGGGAATTCCCTGAATGTGGTACGCTTGCGTCAGACAAGACAAAAGGAATTTCCCCTATGGCAAAAAAACCTCGTCACATCCTTGGCTACTTAAACGATCCGTCCACTTGGGACAAGGCTGCGTTTGAAACGGCTATTCGCGCAGAAGTCGAAGCCTCGACAGGAACACTCACGGCATCTGACGAATTGTTGGTTGGCGCATTGGTCATTACAGTTGACAGCTTGCTGACTGCTGAAATCAACATTCGTGAAAGAGGCCATGTCACGGTGTACGGCAACAACGAAGGCGTAACGGCTTGGTTCAAGATTCGCACTGAGATGGCTGACAAGGCTATCAAGATGCTGGCAGAACTAGGTCTTGTGGCCCGTGGTCGCCCAAAGTTGAAGGCAAAAGTGAGTGATGTGGACGAACTGTTTGCTACGGCTTAAAAGACATGAACAAGACAATAATAGGGAACGCTACTCTGTACCTTGGCGACTGCATGGATATTTTGCCTACCCTTGACAAGGTGGATGCTGTCATTACTGACCCGCCTTATGGGATCAATGAAAACAGTAAAAAAGTGGCAAGCCGAGGAAAGCTGGCCTCGCCTAAAGATTATGGTGACTTTGATTGGGACAAGGCTCCACCACCTGATGCGCTGATTGAGTTAATCCGCACTAAGGGACAGCATCAAGCATTTTTTGGGGGCAACTATTTTACTTTGCCGCCAACATCATGTTGGTTGGTTTGGGACAAATTAAACGGTAGTAACGATTTTGCTGATTGTGAATTGGCTTGGACAAACTGGCCTAAGGCTGTGCGCCGACTGCAATGGCGCTGGAACGGCATGATTCGTCAAGGTAATGAGGAACGCTACCACCCAACGCAAAAGCCGCTTGAGGTGATGAAATGGGTTATTGAACTATGCCCAAAATCCGACACCATCCTAGACCCTTTTATGGGCAGCGGCACAACTGGCGTGGCTGCTGTCCAGATGGGGCGCAAGTTCATAGGCATTGAGCGTGAACCCAAGTATTTTGAAATTGCTTGCAAACGCATAGAAGACGCACAGCGCACCTTTGATATGTTTGGGTTTAATGGCACTTGCGCTGCTGACTTGCCAAAACAGGAGGCGATGTTTTGAGTTATTCGCCACTGCTTAACCCTGCGTTTGAGTATGCGGTAGCGGTAACTAGGGGTGACATTCAGGCGTGTGAGGATGTCAAACTAGCTTGCCAACGGTTCTTGGATATGGTTGAGCGTAAGGATGCGCCTTACGAGTTTGTACCTGCCAAGGCTGAACACATCCTCAAATTTGTCAAATTCTGCCGCCACGTCAAAGGCCCGGATGCCGGGAAATCCATTGAACTACAGCCGTTTCAAGTTATGTACTTGGCAGCTATCTACGGGTTCAGGGACAGGCGTGACCACACATACCGATATGTCACCGATGTCATTTTGTTCGTGCCTCGTAAATCTGGCAAAACAACCATTGCGTCCATCATTGCGCTGTATGAGTTGCAGTTTGGTGATGCTGGCGCTGAAGTGTTTACTCTGGCTACCAACAGGGATCAGGCGAGCATTTGCTTTGATTCGTCCAAAGCTATCGTAGAAAACATGAAGCCCGAGTTGGGGGCCAAGTTCATTGCTTACCGTAGTGAATTGAAGAAGGCTGGAGACTCAACCTCTACCTACCGGGCGCTGTCACGGGAGAACCGTAAGACTGGTGACGGTAAAAACCCGTCCTGCGCCATGATTGACGAGGCTGCTCAGATTACTGAGAGACAGTCGATTGAGGTGTTGCACTCGGGTATGGGCGCACGGAAAAACCCGCTGCGGATGTATCTGACAACTGCCAGCTTCACTAAGGAAACCAAGTTCTTTGAAGACCTTTCCCACTTTCGTACTGTCCTGCGTGGCGCTTCTGCTGATAGCTTTCGCTGGTTTGGTCTACTGTATAGCATTGATCCCGGAGATAATTGGGCTGACCCTGCGGTATGGGGCAAAGCGAACCCGATGCTTGGGGTTTCGGTCACGACTCAGCACATTCAGCAGATGGCTGAAGAAGCGTCTGCCAAGCCAGCAAGCCTGAACGAGTTTCTGTGCAAGCAGTTGAACATTTATGTGTCGGCCAACTCTGCTTGGATTGATAGGCGTTATTGGGATGAGTCTATTGCGCCTATGCCAACTGAAAAGCCAGAAGCTACTTTTGTGGCGTTTGACTTAGCGCACACTCGGGACTTGAACGCTGTCTGTACTTTGCACAGGTACAGCGAAGAAAACTTCTATGCCAAGTTCCAGTTCTTCCTGCCAGAAGAAAGCATTGAGCTAATCCCGAACCACTATAAGAGCATTTTTTCTCAGGCTCATGCAAGCGGCATTCTTAGGCTGACTCCGGGTAACGTGACTGACTTGAATGAAGTTGAGTCTTACATTAAGCAGGAGTGCGAAAAGCATAGCGTAAAGGCTGTGAACTATGACCCATACAATGCCGCCGCATTGGTCGCTAACTTGTATGCCGAAGGACTGCCAGTAATTAAAGTGGGTCAAGGTATGGCCGTGCTGTCAAATCCTTCAAAGACTACTGAACAACTTATCCTAAAGAAAGCCATTAAGCATGATGGCAACCCGTTTCTTGGATGGCAGCTAGGCAATTGCTCTATTTACACAGACGTAAACGGCAATGTAAAAATACGCAAGGAAGAAGCTGACCCGTCAGCCAAGGTAGACGGTATTATTGCCATGATTATGGCTATTCACGGGCATTTAGATAACGTATTTGTCAGTGAATCATTTGGCTTTAGGTCGCTTGAGTGGTAAAGTGTAGGAAATTGAGGGGAAATCATGGCAATTTTTGACATTTTCAAGCGTAAAACGCAATCCGAAAGCAATACACTTTTTGGCCAGTCGGCCCTTGGAAACAACATCGTTTACCAAGGTAGTGATAAAAGAGCTGGAGTTAATACTCAAATACTCTATGTAACCACTGCCAGCACCACAACTGCTGGTCGCCCAGTGGATATGTCTGTGCTGACCAGAAACAGCACAATCATGTCCTGCGTGGGTGTAAAAGCCCGTGCTTTGGCGCAGTTGCCGATTAAGATTTGCTGTGAATTGGCTGACGGTAAAACCGTTGATGCTGTTAAAGGCGAAGGTGTCGGGACAAGAGATAGAGCAAAAGCCAAACAGGTTTATAAACTCTTATCCAATCCTAATAACTTTCAGAGCAAGTACGAGTTTTGGTATCAGTGGTTGATGTGGTATGAATTGTCTGGTGAAGCCTTTACCTTGTGGTGGAGGAAGGATCAGAACAGTTCCACTGAGACACCATTGGAAATGTATGTGTTGGATTCAACGCTGATTGCCGTGACCATCACGCCTACACGTTACCCGACTTTCCGTTTGTCTACGCCTAGCTATGGTTTTAACAAAGACCATGACTTTAAGTATTTCCAAGTGATGCACACAAAGGAAATGGCGTGGCAAGGCTCGGCTGGTTTTAACAAGGCGATTTTGGCGACTGAGTTGGTTGGTCTTGACCAAGATATTGACCTGTACGCCAACTTTGTCATGCAGAACGGTGCAAAGCCTTCTGGAATGTTTGTGACCGATCAGGTTATCCCTGATGGCAAGTACAAAGAGATTGCAGCCCGTCTGAAAGAGGCGTGGAACAACATGACTGGCAGCAAGACCAGTGACCCAAGCAAGCCGGGTCAAGGTATGTTGCTGGATCAGGGCATGAAGTATCAGAAGCTGGAAATGCTGACCTTGCAGGATACTGACGCTGCTGCTTTGAAGGCTCAAACGATGCGCCGGATTTGCGGTTTGTTTGGTGTGCCTCCTTCTATGATTGGTGTTGCTGACAGCAAATTCAATAACACGCAAACACAGTTGGACGAGTTTTATAAATCAACGATGTATCCCACAATTGTCAATATTCAGCAGAAGTTGACTCAGCATTTGTTTGATGGTTATCCATGTTTGTCAGTGGAGTTTGACACCAAGGATTTTCTGAAGGGTGCGCCTTTGGATCAGATGAACTTTGCTACGGCTGGCGTAAAAGGTGGCATTATGACCCCCAACGAAGCCCGTAACTACATGAATTTGCCATCTATGGACGGTGGTGATGAACTGGTTAAGGACGCAAAAGGCGCTGAACCCATACCCGGATCAAGCCCTCAAGATACTGGTGGTGGCGGTGGTAATCAGACCAAAAAAATGAACATTGGCACTACTTGATATATTATGCGTACTGATACACAATATCTGGTAGCATTAGCAAAACAGGTCAAACGACCTAAACAGTTGCCTGTACTTCTAGGGCAACCCCCTAAAATACAGGACAATAACCAATCAATTGCTTTAGGGGCAATCAATGAAGACATTGAATTTAATCTGCGAAGCCAAGCTAAATCTCAACGAGAAAGCCGACAACGGTCAACCGTCTGGACAGATTGAGGCTCGCATTACGACTTGGGGCGCACGAGAAGGCGCTGATGGTCGTAAGTTTTTCTACAAGCCAGAAGGATTTATGCAGTGGGCCAAAGAGTTTGCTGCATCAGGCCGACCACTGCCTATGTACGTCAATCACAATGCTGACGCTATCCCTGTTGGCGAGTGGACAAGCATTGAAATGGATGACGAGGGCATGAATGCTTCTGGTCGCCTCTATCTGAACACCACAACTGGCTCTGACCTGTACCAAGTTATGAAAGAAAGCCCCAATATGTTTGGCGGTGTTTCTGTTGGCGCTTATGCTGATGAATATCAGTTTGTTGGTGACGATGGAATGCCGACAAAAGACGAATCGGGTTATTTCCAGATTACCAAAGGTGGTCTGCGCGAAACTAGCGTTGTCATGCACCCAAATAACATGAAGGCAGAAATCAAGAAGTTGGAATATTTCCGACCTGATGGCTCTGCTGATTTGAAAGTATTGGAAGAAGCCTTGCGGGATGCAGGTCTGTCCAAGCAGATGTCGGTTGCCGCCGCATCTGTATTCAAAACGGTGATTGAACAGCGTGATGCTGTTGAAGTGCCTATTGAAACTGCGCCAATTCAGAGTGATTCTGATGCGGAGGCAACCGCTGAAATTCTCGCTGCTCTTGAGCAACGTGAACTTCTCAAACTCCTTGATAAACGACTTAAAGGTTAAATCATGTCTCAAGTTATCCTCGAAAAATTGGATGCCATCGAAGCTAAACAAGCCGAAGGTATCTCTGCTGTAGAAGCCAAAATCCCTGCTGCTGTTGAAGCTGTCAAAGCTGAATTCAGCGAAATGGTGTCTGCTCTGGAAGCCAAAGTTGCTTCTATCAATATGCCTGAGTTCATTCGCACTCCTGCCAAAACTGTTCGCCAAGATGTGAACCGTTCGGTGCGTGAGCAACTGTCTACCTTCTACAAAGGCAACAACCGTCTGGAAAAAGAACTGAAGATCTTTGCTGACGAAAGCCAATACGATGCGTACATGAAAGAAGCCTCGGCTCTGACAGGTGGCGGTGATGGCAAAGGCGGTCGTACCGCTTACGATCCAACCTTTACGGCTCTGCGTCTGATGAACCCAATGCGCGGTCTGTCTCGCACTGTGGCTACTGATGGTTCGTCTTACCAGTTTCGCGTGCGCACGGGCAATCCGGGTGAAGCATGGGGCTATGCAATCCAGAACAACGGTGCAACCACTACTGAAGACACTTCTATCTGGCAATTGGTTCTGCAAGACCTGAACGTGCAATTCCCAATCCGTACGGCGGCTTTGGATGACATTGACGGTCTGGAAGCTGTAATTGTTGATGACATGTTGGCCTCATTTTCGATGAGTGAGGCCCAATCGATGATTCAGAACAATGATCAGGCTGCTCAATCTAGCACCAACCCGTTTGGTGGCACTAACGGTTTGCGTGGACTTGATAGTTATGCTGGCGCTGCCGCCACTTACGCTGGTGGTACTTCTACTGTTGCTGCTTTTGGCACTTCTGGTACTGGCTCTACAAGCGGTCTGCATTCGCTGGCTACTTACGACCAGATCACCACCAACGCCAACACTGTGGGTGCTAACAACATCCAGTACAAAGACGTTATCAACACGATCTACGCTTTGCCACAACAGTATTGGACTCCTAACGCCAAGTTTATGGTTAGCCCAATCTTGGCTCAAGCAATTCGTGGTCTGCAAGATACCAACGGTCGCCCAATCTTCAACTCTACTGAGTCGTTGAACCCTGATGGCATCATTGGTCAAATGCTCGGCTTTGATGTTGTGATGAACCGCTACTTGGACACTCCAAGCCAAACTACAACTGGCACTGCTGGCACTAACAGCTTGTACCCAATGTACTTTGGTGACTGGTCACGGGCACATTCAATCATAGACAGGTTGAATATGGTTTTGCGCCGCTACGATCAGACCCTTCCAGGTTTTATAACGATGTTCGGCGAAAAACGTCTAGCAGTCAGCGTTCGCGACCCGAATGCCCTTGTGCGTTATCGCTC